AAACTAATGATGTATCTGATTTTGGTTTAAGCGATGCTGAGAAGGAACAACTTTTGGCCGCTGTAGAAGATGTTGCGAATGATGTTCAAAAACATTCAGATAACATAACAGAAAAATCAGATAATTTGTTTGGAGATTAGATATGTTACCTGGATATAGAAAACGAATAAAATCTAATAGCGGAAATGACAGACCTGGTGGCGCACCTCCAAGCATGAATCAAGTGGTTACAAAAATTAAAGATATGACTCAGAATTCTGAAGAATTTTATGAAATAGAACCTGCTAAGGTTGTAAGAGTATTTACAGACCCATTAGAACCAAATTTTCCTAAAATAAAAGGAAATCCTGATTTAACTTATTTAGGGGCTGTTATTGTTCAATTAATGGTAAGCCAAAAGAATGGCGGTTCTATTGGAATAAGCAAACCCATAAGACCACTATCACAGCATATAGTTCAGTATCCATTAAAAGGTGAGGTAGTTAATGTCGCTAAATATATCAATAGGGATGACAAGGTTGCTTTATACTATTCAAACCCATTAAACTTAGATGGTAGGGTTATACTGAATCGATTGAATGGTGCGCCAGGAGAAGGATTAGTTCTTCCTGCAAATTTAAAACTTATTAGAAAACTTTTAGTTAAACAAGGTGATACTGTAATTCAAGGTAGATTCGGTCAATCGATTCATTTTAGCAGCGATAAAAAATATACTAACCCTTCTATAAAAATAACAGTTGGTCAATCAAAAGTTAGTGGTTTGCAAAAAGCTCAGAAAGAAAATAGTGCGCTTGCTCCTCATATAGCTAATATTAATAATGATGATGCTAGTATTTATATAATAACGAATGAGCATATTCCTTTACAAACGGATGCTGAAAGTGAAATGAAAACGCCTTATTTAGGAGTAGCTCCTGATGGTAAGGATGCTGATGGGAAGGAGAAAACAAGACCAAAACCCACAATTGTTATGAATGCTGATTCAATAGTGTTCAATACCAAAAATAACGGTGATATAAATGCTTACTCTTCAAGACATATATCATTAGCAGCAAGAACAAGTATAAACTTAGAGAGTGAATTTGGTGAAATTAATTTAGGTAGTGTACAGACTGTCAATCCTGTAGTTAAGGGTGAACAGCTAAAAACTTACTTATTTGATGTATTAGCACTATTTAAACTATATAACAAAAATTTAAAGGCACATCTATCATCTAATAAAACTGATGCAATAGTAAAAGCTGTAAATCTGTTTGCTAAACCATTCGAGGTAGCATTAGAAGATCTTGTGGAAAGATTAAAAATAGAGGGTGGCGATGTGGAGTTTCTTAGTAAAAAAGTTTTTGTAGCCGATGACAAAGATACACCAGAAGGCGAGTTACCAAGCTTAGACTCTATGTTCTCAGATACTAAATGGGAAGAAATGGCAGAGGTTACTACCAAAGAGTATGAAGTTGAAAAAGTAACTAATTCAGCAGGAGTTCGCGGATAATGGGTATAGGTGACGCAATACGAAAGCAAATTACAAATTTGGTAAATAGTCCTTCTAGAGTATTAGGAGAAAGGGCTAACTTAATAATTAAGGGCATTGGCGCAGGCGGCCAAGCACTTGAAGAAGCTGAAAAATTATTAAAAGATTTAAATGACTTAGAGAAAAAAAGAGAGACTTTAGAAGCTGCTGACCAGCAACTTGGTAATATAGTTAATACTGTTTCAGCTACTAAAAAAACCGCTGTTGCTTTAAAAGAAGCTAATACAATAGGATCAGCTTTGAATCCAGCAGCTGCTGCTATATCAGTCGTTCAAGAAAAATTACAAAAAAAAATAGAAGAAGAAATTGAAGATGTAAAAGCTGCTAAGGATGCTATAGGACCAGCAGTAGATAGCTTGAGAGATTTCATTGGAGATACTAAGAAAAAATTATCTAAAGCTATAGCTGATAAGAAAAAGAGAGAACAGCTTAAAAAAGACAGAGAAGAAGCTTTAAGAAATTAGATTTAAATTAAAAATGTTATATTTATATAAAATAGGAGTTAGTAATGGCAAAGACAAGTAAAATAATCTCATTAATAAAAGAAATTGTCAGGCAAGAAGTTAAAAAAGAAGTCCAGCAGATATTTATTAGTGAGGGTATAAAATCCATGACCAATGGTGTTCCACTTAAAGAAGAGAGGGCTATGGAAGTTTTACCAGAAAGAAAAGTTGAGCCCAAAGAAAAAGTTCAATATACTAAGAATCCCGTATTAAATAATATCTTAAATGAAACTGCTGGTGGAGAAACGGACGAGTATCCAACTATGGGCGGTAATACATTTGATAGTTCCAAAATGGCAGAGGCTATGGGGTATGGTGGTATGATGGGTAGTGCTGAAGAAAAAAGAAAGGTGTCAGCCATACAAACAGCACAAGCAGCAGGTGCTGATACATCAAATAAAGCAGTTCAAGATGTGATGACTGACTTAACAAAGGATTATAGGGGTGTGATGAAAGCTTTAGATAAGAAAGATGGAAAAATATAATGTCATCACTTGAAAAGGATTTAGATCCAAATGTATTTATAGGTGTATCATTACCATTAGGTCATGGAAACGAAGGATTCTTTGCAAAAACAAAAACTACATTAGATCAAGCCCGTCATAATATTAGAAACCTTTTATTAACTATAAAGGGAGAGCGATTAGGTAACCCTACTTTTGGAAGTAATTTGTATAGAGTTTTATTTGAGCCGGATGATGGAAATATTGCAAGTAGTATAGAAGAAGCTATCAGAGAAGCTATGGGTGAATGGTTACCGTATATAGCTATTGAGTCGATAAATGTAACTACAAGTGGCGAATTCGACAATGCAGTAAATGTCGGTATAAACTTTTCAATAAACGTAGATCAAAAAGTTGTTCAGTTAGATTTAAATTTAAAAAAGGGTGATTTAAGTGTAGGGGATGGAGCAACTGGCACTACTGTATTCAACGAAGATACAGGTGAATATGATGATGTCATAGATGATTTTGAAGTTAACCCATTCTATGACTTTTAACGGAGATAATAAATGCCTTATTCAGTTTCTAAAAAATCAGTAAAAGAAGTTAGATATTTAAATAAAGATTTTTCTTCATTTAAAGCAAATCTAATTGAGTTTGCTAAAGTTTATTTTCCAAATACATATAATGATTTTAATGAGTCATCTCCTGGTATGATGTTTATAGAAATGGCATCTTATGTTGGCGATGTTCTATCTTACTATATAGATAATCAATTTAAAGAAAGTTTATTGGCTTTTGCTGAAGAAAAGAAAACTGTGTATAATATGGCACAATCCTTCGGGTATAAACCGAAAGTTTCTTCTCCATCTTTAGGTGTAGTAGAAGTATTTCAAACTGTGCCCGCTGTATCATCGGGAACAGGAGCTAACTATAAAACAAATCCTGATTTAAGATATGCTTTGAAAATCAATGCAGGTGGAACTATGGGCTCAAATACAGGAATTAACTTTAGGACGGTAGAAGATATAAATTTTAAATTTTCAAGCTCTTATGATCCAATGGAAGTTTCCGTATATGAAAGTGCTAATAATGTTCCCGCAACTTATTTGCTTAAAAAATCAGTTAGAATTGAAAGCGGAAATCTGGCTACTGAATATTTTAGTTTTAATGCTGCTGAAAAATATTCAAGAATTAAATTATCCAACGCTGGAGTTACAGAAGTTATTTCTTGTACAGATGACGATGGTAATAATTGGCACGAGGTTGGCTTTTTAGCACAAGATACTGTATTTCAAGATATGGAGAATACGGAACTTAATGATCCTGAACTATCTTCTTATGCTGATCAGTCTCCATATTTAATGAAGTTATTAAAAACTTCTAGAAGATTTATTACTTTTGTAGCAACCGATAACAGAACCGAAATAAGATTTGGAGCTGGTATATCAGATTCTCCAGATGAGGAAGTTGTTCCTAACCCGAACAATGTAGGCTCTAGTTTGCCAGGATCACCTTCGTATTTAAATACCGCGTTTGATCCTGCTAGCTTCTTAAATACAAAAACCTACGGACAAGCTCCGTCAAACACAACATTAACAATTGTGTATCGTTATGGTGGAGGAGTAGATAATAATGTTCCAGCAAATACTATACAGAGTCTAACTTCTTTTAGTATTACTCTTGACGAAGTTGGGCTAAATGCTGGATTAGTTTCTACAACAAAGAATTCTATAGCAGTTAATAATCCTGATCCTACTTCCGGCGGTAAAGGTGCTGAGAGTGTAATTGAAGTTAAACATAATACATTAGCTTATTTCCAAGCACAACAGAGAGCCGTTACTAAGGCTGACTATATAACAAGAGTGTATGCTATGCCACCAAAGTATGGTAATATAGCAAAGGCCTATATAGTGCAGGATTCTCAAATTGATCCTTCTGCTGGCACAATAGGAAATACAGGAGTTGCAGCTGGAAGAATTGAAAATCCATTAGCTCTTAACTTATATATTTTAGGATTTGATGCTAATAAAAGCTTAGTCGCTGTCAATAAAGCAGTAAAATCAAATATACAAACTTACTTAACTCAATTTAGAATGATTACAGATGCTGTCAATATAAAAGATGCTTATGTTATTAATGTAGGGGTTAAATTTAATTTACTTACAAAAACAGGATATAATAAAGAACAAGTAGTTTTACAGGCTATTGAAAGAGTTAAAGAGTTTTTTGATGTGGACAAGTGGCAAATCGGACAGCCTATAGTATTAGCTGACCTAGCTTATCAAATTTCTTTAGTAGATGGTGTTTCAGCAGTCGTTCCGCCTGAAGATGTAGATCCGTTTTCAAGCACTAATGACAGACCACCAGTTACAATTATAAATAAATTTGCTAAATCTGCTGGTTACTCTGGTAACTTATATGACATAAAAACGGCTACAAAAGAAGGGGTTATTTATCCTTCTATGGACCCAAGCTGTTTTCAATTAAAATTTCCAACTACCGATATCGAAGGTAAAGTAGTTGGTGACTCAGCGGGAGGTTAATAATGCATTACTTTATTTATCCAGAATCAGATACGACATTATATTCTACATCGGGAAGTATGAATACTGGTTTAGATGAGATATTAGAAATAAGAAAAGATGTTGATGATAGCGGAGTTAAGACTAAGGTTTCGAGAATATTAATGAAATTTGATTTAGCTTATATATCACAGTCAATGCACAGAGGATTGATTACCAATCCAAAATTTTACTTGAATTTATATGATGCTAATCCAACTGATTTGTCTATTAGCCAATCAATATGGGCCCATCCTGTAAGTCAAAGTTGGGATGTCGGAGAGGGATTTAGATTTGATAATCCAGGAACAACAGATGGGGCAAGTTGGAATTATAAAACTAGTGCTACTGTCGAAGATTGGTGGGTAGAAGCTTCTGCTAGTTTATCAGGCTCTGTTGCACAAGGTGGAACTTTTTATAATAATGTATACGCTTCACAATCATTTAGTTATGGTTCTCAAGATATGAGAATGGATGTAACTCCTATTGTGAATAAATGGATAACAGGCGCAGCAGCATCAAGATATACTAATGAAGGATTTATTTTAAAAAGGTCTGGTAGTTTAGGAAACGGAGCTAATTTGTTAGGAACTGGCGAAGAAGGAAATAAGAAAAAATATGGCAACTTTTCTTTCTTTTCAAGACAAACCAATACAATTTATCCACCAAAGTTAGAAGTAGAGTGGTTTGATACAAAGTGGTCTACAGGAAGTTTAAGCGCTTTAAATAGTGATGAATTGGATGATTTAGTTTTTTATATGAGTAACATTAGAACTGGCTATAAAGAAAAATCTAAAATTAAGTTTAGAGTAAATGCAAGAGGAAGATATCCAACTAAATCTTTTTCAAATACATCATCAGCCTTTTTGACATCGAAGTATTTACCAAGCGGTAGTGTAGAAACTATTGGTGGTGATGGAGTTTATTACTCTATAATAGATGATAAGACTGCTGATATTATCATTCCATTCGGAACAGGCTCACTTGTAAGTTGTGATTCCAAAGGTAATTATTTCAATGTATGGATGGATGCTTTTCAAGCAGAAAGATATTATAAGTTTGAATTCAAAGTAGTTAGCGGAAGTGGAACTACTGAAGAAACTATTCAGTATTTTGATGATAATTTTACATTTAAAGTTGTGAGGTAAAAGATGCCTTACTCAAAAGAAGAACTTAAAGAGCTATCTTTTTATCAAAACTTAGCTAGTGCTGATGAACAAGAATATTTAGTAAAAAGAGAAGTGATGATGAACAGAATGGAGATGTCTGGTTCTACTTATGATGGTAGCCTCTTAACTAGGAACGACGAGGGAGTAATTCAAGCATTTGAAAATCCTTACACAGGCGAATTATATGAAGATGCAAGCACAGTTCTTTACATTAGTAGAACAGTCGAACAGCTGAAAGATACTGATGAGATTAATGGTATTATCGATAGAGAGTTAAGGGAGTTATAATGTCAAGTCAATTAAATGATGTAGATAAACAGCGATTACTTCGTGGTGTCACCAAAAAGATTGGAGAAAAACCATATGAGAATGGCTTTTGGGGCGAGGGCGGCAATGCAGATAGAGATTATGTTCTTGTAGAGCTACTAGATGATACTGGCAATTTAATAGAATATAAAGATGTTGTAAAATATGACGCTATCGTAGGCATTGATGAAAATTTTATAAAATTAAATCCATCATCTCACCTAAAGTTATTTGGTTACGAAACCGGAAAATTCAAAATTAGATATAGATTTGTAAGAAATTTAGCTGGTAAAGAAGATCCGGTTTTACTTAGAACAAAGCTTGGTTTTGAAAATCAAATATTTCCAATTGAGTATAATGCTGAAAATATATACATAAATGATTTGGGGAAAATATTTAATAAGAGTCAAGCAGAGTATGAAAAAAATCCAGCAAGTGCTGAACAATTATTAATATCAGATTATAAGTATAAAATTGAAACCATATCAAATACAAGAAAAGAAGTTAGGTTATCGGCTAAAAATATTGAAGATAGTTCATTGGGTGGATATAACTATCAAACAGACTTTTTAAAATTACAAGAGTCTGTTAGAGTAGAAAGATTAGATGGACAAATAAGTTTTAAAGGAAACTTAGTTATACAGCCTCCCGGACCAGGCGCTGGCGCAGGAAATCCACCAGAAACGCAAATGGAGTATGATACTGTTCAAATTATAGAAATTACTCCTGAAGATGGTGGTTTTATATTTACAGATAATATGGTTGGTGGAACTATTAAACTTCCAAATGCTTACCTCATCGGCTATCAAAACAGCAAAATTCGTACAGATTTAAATGCTATAAAAAATGCTCAATTAGAAAATGTTACAATAGACACAGTCACAGGCGCACCAGCAATAGTAAATTCTGCATGGGATAGTAGTTTACACAGCGATGGTATTGTATTAGATGATTGGACTACAGGATATTTAAATTATGGCGATCCTCACGCAGGAACTAGTGCTATAGGGTATCATGCTAAAGTTGTAAGAAACGAAGGTAATAGTGGTGGAAATTGTATAAAATTTATAGATCAAAATAATTTATATCAAGACTTCGAAGCTTGGAATGGTGCTGTTGGTCATAGGCTTATGATGATAGGGCAAACTATGCCGTCACTAATTAACTTCGGAGCTTCAATTGGCGATACAATTAACTTTAGATTAGATTTAAAAAGTAGTGTAGCTGGAAAGGGTGTGGAAGTTCAGTTCAAATACCCTACCGAAAGGTTTATTGAAGCAGAGCCAGAAAGTCCGCCGGATGGATATTTTGATCCATTTGGTCCGGAGCCTGCAGAAGTAAAACCCATTGCTGCACCGGATGGATTTGTTGCTAATATAGATGCAAATGCACTATTACAAGAAGATAAGCCGCCTCGAAGGGAAGTGCAACTTATTTCTCATTTTAACATAACATCTTTTCAGGGAGTTCAAGGAGAAACCACCGCTGATTATGGTGGTCTTGGTGCTTGGGTAATTGCAGGATTAATTCCAAATCCCTCCGGTGGAAATGTTAAATATCTTTGGGCTCCAAATCTCGCAAAAGATCCGTATTGGAAAAAAGGAGCAACGAGTGAGGAAGAAGATTGGACTTGGTCAGGTACTCAATGGGTATCGACTATAGCTGGAAATGCACCTAGTGCTCCTGAGAACAGTGTAAGCGCAGAAGAATTTGAAGGTATTAATGTCGTAAATACTCACCCGTACCAAAGTCCTGGAGCAGGAATACCTCATTATGCAAGAACGACAAGACAAGGTGAGAATGGTGGATGGCAGACAGGAACAACGACAGGTCCTGGTGCTTTATTATTTAAAGATGATTTGATATGGTTTGTTGAACAGCCAGAATATACAGTGAACGACAGCAAACTTAAATTAGAAAAATTTGAAGATCGGTTTCCTATAGTATTAAATGAATTTGTAGATCAAGTAGGTCCTGATGGAGAAAGTGTATCTGTTACTATATATGATGACATTTTTAGATATGGTCGCATACAAAGTGTTACTAGGACTAGAAAAACAAATAACGTTAGTGGTGTTAGATCCGATTTCTTTTTGATATTTTATACCAATGGGACAGGTGAAGTAGATCAAAATAGAGCTTTTATGGCCGAAACAGGCAAAACTACATTTACAGCAGGCGGCACCGATGATGGAATAAAATATTGGGAAGATCTTGACCAAAACTTTAATGATATGCTAAATGATGGTATTGGAGAATTTGAGACTTGGTTCTCTCGTGAGAGTACCTTTAAACACTACTTTGCAATAAAAGGTGTCGATTCATATTGGAGAATGACTGATGGAGACGGAGATTATTTCGAATTAGCTCAGAATAACGCAACTGAATTTTTTGATGGCGATTACCCTAAACCATTTACTGTAGGCTTTTCTGAATTACCTGGAGAATACGATGTAGCATTTGCACAGAACTCCGGATTTAGTGATAATTTTACTGGAATTATTAACGATAAGGTATATATAAATAAAAGCCCTGCCTCAAATGGACTTGAGAAAGAACTCAATTTACAGCAATTTTTTTACAATGCTGGTATTAAAGGAACTGAAGGCGATGACATAATATTTGGTAGTAGAAATCCAGGCGCTGATAATTACGATTCATTAGCCTTATATGATGATGGAAGCTCTATATTCAGCTTTGATCCAAACCCAACTAAAGATGGCACTATAAGTATTGGAAACCAATGGATTTGGGATGGGCAAGCAGCTCTTTGGAACTCACAAGACAATGTTGCAATTAGCTATGTATACAAAACTATTAGTGAGCCATTATACACACCTAGCGCCGGAGGATGGAATTCATTAGAAGTTACATTGGATATCCCATCTGATTGGTTTACAACTGCAGAATTTTTTCTACAGATAAGAGGTGATAATACTTGGGACACTAACAAAGGATTAACAGCTGATAACTCATATGGGATAACGTGGGCTGACAATGTGTTTATGGATTTTACATTAAATTCACAAGAAACAAATGCTCCGATATACGCAGATTATGAGGCTAATATAGTTCAGATACAAGCAGAAGGAAGTCAAATAATGGTTGATAAGCATTGGAAAAATGTTGGCAGTGAATTAGTCGCTACCAATCCTGATGTAATTGATTATGAAGATGATAGTAATCCTGTAAATTTTCCTAACTTTTCAGTTTCTTATCTTGTATATAATCCATATGATATGAGAACCTATCTAAAATTTGGAAATAGGATGTTTTTAACTACTAATTTTAAAAAAGATTTTGTAACAATGCCCTATCCATATTCAGTCGTGTATAAGTTATATGAGCCATTACCAACTGACATCGAAAGATTAGACGAAGTAGTCGTTGTAAAAGAAATGGCTGAAGTAATCGAAGAAAACATTGAAATTATAGACTTCGTTGATACAGAAATTGGCGATGTAGTTTTAAAATCTCCGGATATGATGAATGCTGAAAGTCCTATACAAAGAAGAACTACTGACTATACTTCTCAAACTGAAATTTTAAGTGAAGATGCTACTGTATCTGGTTTGCTAAGAGATGAATTTTTAAGTCAGAGTATGGATAGTGTAGAGATAAATGTAGACTACAGCCACTTTAGGAACTTTATAAACTTTAGTTCGGTAACAAAAAGAATTCAAAATTTTAAATATAAGTTAAGAGAAATAGAAAAATACACAGCAACTAGCGCATCCTACAATGGCGTCAGCGGTTCAACCGTTGATGTTAAAAAAGCACTATCTTCTATTGATGAATTAAAAAATAATTTCGATGGGTTTGAAAAGTATATGTATTTTGAATCTTCGTCTTATGTTTCGAGTTCTCTCGGTGAATATTTTTCTAATGCGTGGCCTAAGGTTTCGGGAACAGGAACAGTAGGGGATGATTATATCTTAGCTCATTCCACATCATCTCAAGCATTATCTTGGTATGATATACAAAATAAAAGTGGCTCTCTATTTGATGAGGACAGTTTTAATAGATTAAGTAATATAATACCACAGCACATAAAATTTGACAGTAAAAATCAAACTTATGTAGATTTAGTGAATATGGTAGCTCATCATTTTGATAATATATGGATTTATATTAAAGCTATGGGTGACATACACGATAGAAGAGAAAAATTATCCGAAGGTATGTCTAAAGACTTATTTATGGATGTTGCTAAATCATTGGGATGGCAATTAACTGATGGTAAAGACACAATTTCTCTTGCTAGATTCGCATTGGGTAAAGAGGTTACTGGTTCTTCATTTTCAAACTTGTCAAGTGTGCCAGAAAGAGATGTTTCAAGAGAAATAATGAGTCGTATTGTTAATAACATGCCATACTACTTAAAAAACAAAGGAAATGTTAGAGCAATTAAAGGATTGATAAACGCATATGGTATCCCATCTACTATTTTAAGAGTTAAAGAGTATGGTGGACCTGATTTGCCAGACAATGCCGCTCCTCAATTTGAAATAGGTAGAAAATTTACAAAGGCTTTAGATTTCAGAGGAGCTCAAAACGTTAAAACTACGTGGGTTAATGACTCTTCAACGGGAAGAAAGCCTGATACCATCGAATTTAGATTTAGAACTCCTACAGGTTCAAATCAAATATTAGTTGAAAAGGCTCCAACTGAACCTAATTTATCTTCTAGCTTTTTTATTAGATTAAAAGATAATAATTCAATAGATAATTATGGGTACGTGGCTTTTCAGATAAGTGGCTCTGATGGGTTGAAGGAAATATCATCTTCTAATTTTCCTGTATATGATGAAGATTTCTTTTCTGTAATGGTTAGGAGAACTTCTGGAAGCGATGATCCAAATGTATCCCAATCATTTGAACTGCATGTAAGTAAGTATGATGCTAGTAGAAGTAAAATAAATTTATATTCTAAATCCACATTGGTAACAGATATAGCTTCTTCAGCTTCTTACAATCAAAATTGGGCAACCGATGGTGATATTTTCATTGGTGGAAGCGAAGATAACGCTTTAGTAGGAGATCAATTTAGTGGATCATTAATGGAGTATAGACATTGGACAGAGGTATTAAATACCGGCTCTTTTAGAAATCACATAGGAAATCCAAAGGCTTATAATGGAAACTCATTATCTTCATCATATGAAAATTTAGTTTTAAGATATTCCTTTGACGATAATACTGATTTAAGCACAGATACAGATGGTATCAGAGATGTTAGTGCGAATTCAACAAATGCTTATTCAGGATCTCATAGCGGATTTACAGGAAACTTTTTCAGCAATGTTGTAGATGAAACAAGAAGTAATGTTCCAAGCATCGGCGCTTTGAGAAGAACTACTAATAAAATAAGAATTGAGCCAAATCCAATAAAAGCTGGATTTAATTTGAATGCTAAACATAGAGCTACAGTAAGTGCATATGATACTGCTCCTAATGATTCTAATAAAGTAGGTGTGTTCTTTGCTCCAACTGATGTAATTAATACAGATATAATAGAATCCGTAGCTGATTTAAATTTTGATAATTTCTTAGGTGATCCTAGAGATTTACAAGAATTAGAATATCGTGGTTTAAAACATGCATCTGATAACTATTGGAAAAAATATAAATCTCCTAATAACTTCTGGGATTATATTAGATTAATAAAATTTTATGACCAATCTTTATTTGGTCAGATAAGAAAAATGATTCCTGCTAGAGCTAAAGCAAATTTGGGTATTTTGGTAGAACCAAATTTATTTGAAAGAAATAAAGTGGTAATAGGTAAACCACCTAAGTTTGAAAACTTTTATTTTAGTTCATCTATAGATATAGGAATAGATTTAGTTAAAGTATCAGCTTCATACAATCATGATAATAGATATACAATAACAGACTTTTCTGCATATGATGCAAAAATAGATATGTATAGTTATGATTCCGGATCTTCTGTCTATAACATAACAGGATCATTTCCTACTTTTGAAGGATCATCCTCGCAATTTTTAGATGACAGTTACAATTTGTCTATGTGGCAGAGATTGAACAGACCTGATGAATTCTACGCTACTGCATCTATTACTTATGGTGATACAAAATACTTTGAAACTTTACAGCCGGTGATTTCAGGATCGGTTATAAGAGGCAATAATCAAAAAATGGAGAAATATTATACAACTATTGATAGTGCTTCTATTGGTAAATTTTTCTCTTCATCTTTCTATAACGTTGATACTGATTACCTATTGAATGACAGCGAAGCTAGAATACGCTCTTATTTTGAAGGCGTGAAGAACACTCTACTAACAACTGTCGATGGAGGTCCTCCAATTGAGATTACACTTACATCTCCTACAAGACTTGTAAAGAAAGCTAGCGGAGAATCATCATTGGATACAGGAGAAGGAACAGTTGCTAAATTCAAACCGAAAAGGCGTAGAAAGAGAAAAAAGATAAGAATAGGAAGAAACACCAATAAAAGAAAGCCAGCAAGCGCTGAAATAGCTGTACAGCAAGCAGTAGAAGAAAAGGGTGGTTTTGCTTTAAATGCAAGCGAACTACAGCAGGCAATAGATTTTTTCAAAACAGCTTCCAATACTGGAAAAAAGAAAAGGGGTAAACGTAGGAAAAAGAAAAAGAAAACAAAACTTTCAAATGGAGCTAGAAATCGTAGTTCCAATAATGATCCAAATGCAGCCACAGGGGCAGGAGCGGCGAACGGACCACCTGCTGGTTTTGGTGAGTGACATGCACAATAGAAGAGAAAAAAAATACTAAATAGAATTTTAATTAATAAAAATTTGATTATGTTATATTTATATATGAATCAAATTATTAAAATCCAAAAACATATATTAGGAGTTATCTTATGGGATTTCTAAACAACACCACAGTAACCGTTGATGCTATTCTTACCAAAAAAGGTAGAGAGTTATTAGCACAAGGTACTAATGCTTTTAACATAACAAAATTTGCTCTAGCAGATGATGAAGTTGATTATCGTCTATATGATGTATCTCACCCAAATGGATCGGATTTTTATGGCGCAGTCATTGAAAATATGCCGCTATTAGAAGCTTTTCCTGATGAGAATCATATAATGAGATATAAGCTGGTAACACTACCGAAAAGCACAAGAAAAATGCCTATTATTAGTGTTCAACCAGATAGTGTAACGTTTAATGCTGGCGGCGGTTTAAATCAACCTGCTACAGTAATTACGCCTACAACTGCTAATGTCTCTGATACATCTTATACCTTTATTTTACACAACCAATCGGTGGCTACAATGACAGTTGTTAACGCTGCGGGTGCTGGTGGTGCAGGAGCAACCACGCCATTCTTCTTAGGTGACGATGATGTTCCAAATAGTAAAACTATAGTTGCTGGTTCTGTTAGAATCGGTGTTATACCACAATCAGTAGGTTCAACACAAACAGGCAAAACAACACAATTAACGATAATCGGTAACGATACAGGTGCTACAATATCTATTACAGTTACTAATAAAGTAGTATTATCCGCTGGCTTTAGTGCTGGTTCATTTGGTTAAAGGAGTAATTTATGTCAATATTTAAAGATTTTAATATAGTTTCAGCTGCAAGTCCTGAATCGGGTGATGTGGTCACTAATGCCAAAGATATAGTTTCTTCGGGTATGTGGGCAAATGGAGCAGCTTCAATAACTGCTTATTACACATCATCTACTCAATCAGGTAGCTCAGGTGATCACTACTTAGATGTTTATTCAGAACATCCAGTTACAGTGCCCACCGCTAAAGCTCAATTTTCTATTGCCTATGCTCATTTTAATGGGAGTGGTTCTTTAGGAAAAGCTGGAGTTGCTGGAAACAGAGCATCAGCCGCTATTTATAGACAATTATCTCAAACTCTCTTAGGTCCAAATATCAGCCAATTTACATTTGCTGGTACAGGAGCTCATATAAAACCAAAATTTGTTTATGCTATATCAATTGCTAGACAACAACTTCGTGAGAAGATGGATCCAGGTAATTGGGAATTAGAATTAAGTGGTAGTGATCTTCTGTTGGGCTCACTTGATGCTAGAATCAAATTAATTGATGACAGTGGAGCTACAGCAAATCCAACTGTAAATCAAGGTGGTAGAGTATTCAATGTTATTAGTGGCTCTATTGTAAGTGGGGTTGCAGTTACTAATACAACTGCTGCTAATCAACCAGGAGGTTCATATGGATTATTTTATCCCGACTTAGGTATTATAATTTTAAATGGTCCTGTATTAAATGCTTCTGCTTCATTAGGAACTACTCTCGCATCTAATGATTTAGGTGGAAATAATGATAAGTTTTTTAAAAAATTTGTTGGTGGTTCTAAATTTCAAGCAAGAAGAGAAGAAGTAATTACATCACAACATTACTTCTGTAGAATACCAAATAAAGAATTTAATTTTAGTTCTAATCCTACATTTGCTACTGCATCTGACGGATCATTAACTCAACCAACATTCTTTAAAAACCCAAAAACATTTATAACACAAGTTGGTTTATATAATGATGATGGCGAGTTACTTGCAATTGCTAAATTGAGTAAACCATTATTGAAATCTTATTCGAGAGAAGCGATTATCAAAGTTAAATTAGACTTCTAACATTGGGAGACAAAGGTCATGTTTAAAAGGCTAGACCCAACAGATGTAGATAAAACGCCGTTTAAAGTATATAAGCAATTCTCTATAACAGAAGCTGACAGCGGAAGTTATGTATATAACTTCAGAGCTATAAGTGGAAGTCATAGATCATTCTTAACTTCGACTGGCGCAAAAACTTCATTTCACACAGAAACTGAAACGCCTCAGCACTTTTATCACATACCTAGCTGGCATATGGTTAATAATAGATATTATAGGCAGTATGGTGCTGGTTTAAGAAGAGATTTTTCTACTATAAATCCATTTAATAACTTCGCTTCCAATCAGCCAGATCAATATAGGTTATTGCATAAATCAGCATCTATAATATCTGTACCTCAAGATTTATATGGTGAGAGAATAAAGCCAAGATCAGTTGAATTGAAAGATGACAGCACATCAGCTACAGTCACAATAGTAGATGATGGTAGAGGTAATTTATATGATAATAGTCTTTCTTCCAGCTTTGCATTATTTGCTTCGGGTGGATTTATTGACGCTGATAAAAGCCACGCTACCACTAGTTTTGCAGGTAATATATTTTATGAGGAAGGAGTATTGGTATTTACAAATACAGGCTCTAATTTTGTAAATGTTGGAACTGGAAAGGGCTCTGATGGTTTTTCAATGAAGTATAAGGCTCAAGTTACGTTAAATGAATACTCTTACACTTGCATATCAGGAGAAAATGAATTTAATTCATCAACTAACATCTCAACTACATTTGAAAGAAGTGGTAGTATAACTTCAACTGGCGATGAGTCTTGGAAATTCTTTCCAATTGGCGATGCTGTTACAAAATCAGGCTCATATGGTAGCTCATTTAATTCTGCTACTAAATATGAAGCATTTGTAACTCATTCTGACTTTGCACCTTATGTTACCAAAGTTGGCTTGTATAACGACTTTGATGAACTATTAGCAGTAGGACAATTATCTGCTCCTATTAAGAATGA